CATATAACGTCTCTGCCACCACATCACCATTGCTGTCCTCTGCCTGTGCCTCGCTTGCCTCCATTGTAGGATCGCTTACGCTTTGCAGGGAAATCCCCGTTGCAGTGTCGCTGAACCCCAATATGTCACTGTCCATACCATAACTCATATCTGTTCCTCCTGTTTGTTTTGATGAATACTTTTATTCATGTCTTTCACCAGTATACTTCCAACCTTTTCTTTAAGCCCTTGCAAACCTGCATCTTTTTCAGGTTCAATCTGAAAATTCAAGGCTGTCCCAGTAAGTTTGATGCCTCGTTCCTGCGCCTTGCCTGTCCACCATGCCCAGCTCTGACGTTGCTGTGCATGTTGTGTGTCACTGGTGTCAATTCCATATGAGCGGATCTCTTCAACCGGATCACCGTTGTCATGCTCATAGAGAGCAAGTATCAGCATGAGCGATGGACTGCCCAAAAAATAGTTGCTGTGAAAGTGCCGACAGTATTTTACAATATCATATTTTTTCTGGTTTTCCACCATTGGCAACGGTTCAATGCGCCAAACAGGACAACCAAGCCGTTGAAGTTGCGTGAAATGACATCCAGTGTGTCCGGGATTCCACGTTTTAAGATAATCATACGAATGCAATTCAAAGTATCTGCTCCAAAGATTCTTAAGGTGAGGGTAAACAGCGTAAGCGTTGTTCAGGGACCAGATTTCGGTGTCCTCAACATATTTCAAAATGTCAAGGCGCCGCTCATTTGCTGTTGGCCCCATCCCGAGGATTGTAATTTTTCGACCGTTAAACTTTTTGCGTCGCATGTCAACTTCTTTCAAATACGACCTCAAGCGGCAAAGTGCAGGCCCAAACCCGTGTCTCTCCACCCTCAGATTGATCGTTTTCAATGCGAAAAGTATCGCGGGGGACTACGGGCGTCGTTATAGGCCAGACCGCTTGAATGCTGTCGATGTCAGTTGTCTCCCAAGGCAAATCATTCATCACGATCCAAAGATCTCCAAGCAGCGTGTCTCGAGATGTATATAAGCCCCGAAACTCAGCGGGAACCGTCCAGGCATAAATAGTCTCGTCACGATTAACCGCAATTGCATTTTCTGCCCCGGTGAACATTTGCAATGACCAGAGTGAAACTGTTGTCTGCGGTGCCGCCCTTGCAAATTCACTCCGCGAACCTGTCCCTGTTAATTCCAACTCACTGTTAATGTAATTAAAAATATCAGTTTCAATGGTTGTAAGACGGTTGCTCATGCTTGTCGATTAAACCTTTCCACAAGTCGCTCTATGCGCTTTTTGCTTTGTTTGAATAAGTCCATCTGTCGTGTTGCTGCCGTAGAATTGATCAGGCTTTGCCGAATTGCATCGCGAGCCCAGTCAAGATTATTGCTTGCTTTAAGGGTCCCTGATCCATATTTTGTCATATTATCCTGAGTTTGCCCATCTGGAGCACGGCTAGTATTCTGCATAAGCCATGCCGGTATTCTGCCGGTCCCGCCCCGGCTTTTGCGTGCAAACACTTGCAAAGCTGGTACCCATGCGGCCTTGATGGTCCCTATATGACTGTGCAGTTCTTTAGCAAACTTTTTCAACCTGTTTGCCTTCACATACATTTTATTGACTTCAGTGTATCCACCCCGTCTCGTTGTCTGTGGTGTCTGCCGTTTAACTCTCCCTTTTTTTCCTCGGAGCTGGCTGTGGTATCTGTGCATTTGACTGATTGATGCACTTGGTTTATATAATGTTTCGTCCACGCCGTATATCGCGCCTGTGGCACTCTCGACAAAATAAGTGGTTCCTTGAGTTGTATCGCGAGTCCATTCGTCTACCGTGTCGAAATCGCTGTTGAAAATTTTGTTCAGGTCATCCCATATCGCACCTTTGCCGGCCTGCTTTTGCTTCGATAAAGATAAACGTGGATCGCCGCCGCTTTTCTTGACCAGATCAATCAACCACAGCCGCATTTGATCATACGCAATAAACCGGACATCCACGCCAATCGAGGCGGACAGGTTGGCCATAGCCTGCTGTGCGCCATGTACGCCTCTTATGTCAATCGCTCCTGCCATTATATACGTCCTATGACCATTCGCACAGAATCGGTCTTTTCATCTCTGTCAATGTTTTGGACATAATATTTAGTCTCATCAACGGTAACGGTGTCCCGCGTTCCAGGAAAGCTGCCTTGAAAGTCTGAATACCGCAAAAGCACTTCACGGTCAGAAGGACTGTATTCCCCGCCGGTCTCTACAAGTGTCTCTGCACTGAGAGCTGACACTATGCATCGAAGCGTTTTGCCACTCCATTCGAATACACTCGGCAGATCATTTTGCATTTCTCGTATGTCAGCCCCAAAATCTATGCCTATTCCTACCATAAAATGTGCAGGGTTTTAACCGACCCTGCGGCGGTGGTTAACGAAACCGGCGTCGAATCTTGCGCCGCTTAACAGTATGAACAACCAGAGCCTCGTCATATTGGACGGTTTTTTGCTTTTCCTTAAGCTTTCCACCATTGTCGGTCAGCTTGCGAATAAACTCTATATGTTCGCTTAATTCGCCCGGCCCCTTAATAACTGTATCTTTGCCGTTTTTCTTACCAACTGTAATTGCCGTTTTGATCATATCTATAGCCCTCCGATTTAAGCGGGACGGGCATTAAACCCGCCCCGCGTGTTATCGTTATGCACTGACGGCACGAACCGCGGCGTTCTGCAAGAAAGCCTGCCCCTTCATGACATAGACTGCGCCCCAGTAGTATCCGGTTGCGCTGTTTACCCATGTGCGCCATACCATGCTCAAGCCGGTATCCGGATCAGTAATCTGCATGATCCGCACTCCGCTGGCCTGCTCAAGCCCGGCCTCCACTTCCGCGGGAACAGTCATAGCAACCGCAGCTGTCTCTTTGCCGGTGTATATTACGCCCGTGTTTTCACTGGTCACCGCCGTTGGAAAGGCGTCAGTGTAGAATTGCCTGGCACCCAGTATTGGCGGCATTTCGCCAGTGGTCATAACGTTGCTCCCCGATGCAGACCTGTCCTGGATCATGTTGTCGGTCAACAGATTTGTCATGTAATCGACCGTGTGAATTGCACTAATAGGCCCAGTGACACCCTTGCCCTTAAGCAGACCCCACAACTGCACCTGATCGTCCACGCTGTAGTTGGCCGCCGTCACAACGCGCTTATCGGTATCCTCAACATCATTGATGTTGGATGCAACAAACAGTTCTAGAACGTCCTGAACCACTTGTTTCGCCACTGCATACGCGCACTCGCGCCCCTGCGCAAGGAATCTTTCCGCTGTCGGAATTCCCTCGGTGTTCGGATCAACATGCCATGCCGCAAACGTCGGTGCTTCCATTGTTACCGATTTTGTAGCCGTGGTGCTGTCGCCGGTTTCCCATGTACTGCTATACGTTGCAGCAGAACGTGACGATACTATCGGGACGCGCACAACATCATCTTTGGCTTTTGGGGTGTCGGTCAACTTAATGCTAAACGCATTGATCGGCGTCAACCCAAGTTTTAATGCAGGGAGGACCTCGTCCTGTACCATCGTTTCTGTTACATTTGTTAGTGTATTACCCATTTTTTTATCCTTTCTTTTTGTTGCGCTTACTTGTCAATTACGAGTAAGCATTTCCATGTGAGGTTAGTAGGTGATCCACTTACGTTGAACGTAATTGTTTCACCCGCAAAAACATGCCTGTCTGGTGCATCTGATGTAAGATCGTCGCCGTTAACATCCGTCAAGTCAACACGCGGCCTCCATATTTTTTGATCTGTAACCGCATTTGTGGCCACGTTAACGACATTGCTTCCGACAATAGGCGTATAGCTGACAGCAATCGTTCCTGTAGAAACATTGTCGCTTACTTCGACGTATACCGCTTCCAGATAACCGGTCAAAGCAACTGATGCGCTGCCGCTGGTATTTGTCCCCAGATGTATTTCCTTGTAGTGAGCCTGTGGTGCTGCGCTGGCAGCAATTATCGCTACAAGTACAACGATCAACATTACTGTTATTTTACGCATTGCGCCTCCTTGGTTTACTGGTCACTGAAGGTTATGCCAGTATCTGTAGCGGAAAAAACATGCCCCCACACATACCAGTTAGTCCCATCTTCACAATACAGATTTACCACCGTACCAGCCGCCGGGCTCAGCACGCCAACCTTCGAGTTGCTGTTACCATCGGAATAAATGGACTGGACTATAGAATTAGTACCATCTGCATCCGACTGTGCCAGACCGCCAATGAAATAGTTGGCATCATTTCCGGTGTCAATCGTCCAGTGCTGAGCATCGGCAGCCCCACCGACGTAGACATACGTGTAATTCAGATTTTCTGCCTCAGCGGGCAATGTGATCGTGCAGTCAGCAGTAAGGTCAGGCACAAGATGCACCTTGCCGCTGTTGGCTGCCAGATTCGTGTACGCTGTTACGTCTCCAATGACAACCGTGCCATTTTCTATTTTTGCAAAATTGTTATCAATGACAGACCGAGCCGCGTCCCACCCCTGCTTTCCGCCGTATGAACCGTCGTCAGCAGCTAGGTCCGTGAAGCTTTGTGCAAACACATAGTACCCCGCCAGTAATGCTGTAATCGTGATAAGTGAAATTGTTTTATGCATTGTTATTTTCCTTTCCTCGCTCTTCGACGAGTTTGAGTATTTTTGTTTTGTTGGTTTTCCAGAACTTACGCCGCTCTTCACCCGCTTCCATGCTTTCATATTTCTCAAGCACATTTTTGGGCTCGTGTTTTTTGGCCTCTTTTTTCGCTATCGCCTCAGCCTCCTCAGCCTCCGTATCAATTGCCTGTGGCGCCATTTCAGGACAAATATTTTGTAATGCGGCATCAGTATAAGCCGGGGACTTCAATGCGGCCGTAGCCTGCTTTAGCTTGCCTTCTATATCCACCTTGTCAGACTGGAGAGTTTCAACTTCCTTGGTCAGAGAGTCGGCCTTGGTTTGCACCGTCTTAACCTGATCCTCAAGCTCTGCAATTTTTGCCTGAGATTTTGTCAGTTGGTTTGCAATTTCGGCCTTTTCGGATTTCAGGGTTTCAAATGTTTCCTGATCTTCCGTTCTGACCTTTTCCGTTTCAGCCTGGGCATTGAGCAATTCCTGTTTCAGCTGCTCTAACTCGGCGTTGGCCTCATTAAGCTGTTCAATAATTTCGGCTCTTGTTTGTTTTTTTGTCATCACACTATCTCCTTCGGTTTATTTCCATTCCTTGGCTGCTTGTTCAGCAAACGCAATGGCGTCGTTAATCGACCCAATTTCGTCAACAAGTCCGACTTCCAAGGCGTTCCGCCCCATAAACGTCTGTCCCTCCATTGCCTCTGCCGGAATTGCTGCCCTGTTCTGCAAGACGTGGGCCTTGAATTCGTCTGCAATTTCATCCACCTCCTTTTGTATGTATTGACGCTGTTCTTCGGTCAGTGATACGCCCCGCAAACCCATGGCCTTATATTTTCCCGCCTTAAATAGCTCCGTCTTATATCCCGCCATTTCCATAGCACGCGTAACGTCGAGCAATGCTGTATAGACGCCGATGCTACCGACATTTGCACTTGAGGAGGCAAAGATTGCGTCTGCAGGTGCGCTGATCCAATACGCTGCACTCGCCATCATGCCGCCGGTGTACGCGACAACAGGCTTTGCAGCAGTAAGCTGAGCAATGGCCTCAGCCGCCTCGGGGACGCCCGTTACTGTACCGCCTGGACTGTCTATGTTCAGCACCACTGCATCCACTGCGTTATCCGTCGCCGCCTCAGTCACGAGTCGCTCCAACACGTCAATCGAGACAACTCCCGAGCTGTTCAAACAAGAAGAAAATCTGCGCCCAATAACGCCTTCAACATCAAGCACGGCAACGCGCCCAAACATTGTAGTATTGTCTTGCGGTGCCTCCGCGTCAGCCTGTTTTGCGTTTTTAAATTGCACTGCAATACCATTCAAATCATGCGCCGAGCCATCCACATGTGCCCAAGCAATTTGACACAAAGTCTCGTGCATCTGTGGCTGTATTAACCACGGCTCGCAATACAATGCCCCCAACACTCGTACTAGTTTTGTCATTTTGGCCTCACTTTTTTGTTTTTTCGGTACGCCAACGACTGCTGTTATCCCGTCGCCTCGATCATCGTTGCGGTAATTAAATTTTTCCTGCTGCGGATCGTATTGCCGCCATCTGTGCTTATCTTTAGTCCCGTGATAGCCGTCTGTGTAATACTCATGATCCTCTAACCACGTTTTGCTTTTTTTTTTGTCCATTGATCGACATTGAACAGCATCGACTGATCATGTGTTTTGTTTGGTGCGTTACGATTAACTGTTGGCATTGGTATTCTCCGGTTTACCCTTAAATAATTGGCCCATATATGTTTCCAGTGGTATCCCAAGCCCTTTGGCACGTTCCTGCATGGCCTTAATGTCAGCGTCATGCTGGTCAAGCAGCCCCTCTCTTGTAGTCCCTTTGTTCTGCGCCCAGTCGTGCAGGGATTCCTGTCCTACGCCCCACTGCTTAATGTCGGCGACGACCTCTTTACCCTCGTCGATATGCGGGAAGTGCGGGAGAGTCCACGCGCATTTATACCACTGCGAGCGACCCTTTGCATCCACTGGCGCAGGCCTGATTTCCCTCTGCTTGATAGCCTTTGCAATGCGCCAGTTCCAGACTCGCTGATTGAGCACCTTGTTTCTCCACGCCCATCGATTCATAATGGCCTTCGCAAAATCAAGACGCGCAGCTCGATTAGCCGTGTATGACCCCGACGTGTATATATGCATGATGATCTCATAAGGAAAACCCGTACCGGCAGCTATAATCCGTGCCATATGCTCCATCGCTGGAACATAATTCGAGTGCGGGTTTTTCATTTGCTCTAAAATAAAGTCATTCGGGTCTCCATTGACCTTGAGCCGCATACCCCAGTCAGCCTTGCTGTGCTCCACCTGGGTCCCTTTGGTGCTGTCTCTGTCAATAAGACGAGTGCCCGGAAGGTTCCCGACAGCACCTTTGCGCTCTTTGGTCCACATCATGCTTTCAAACTGGATGCGCCGTTGCACGTTGTCATTGGTGTCCATGTATTTATGCAATGCGTCGATCACACCATGTAAATCCGGAATTGACCGCAACATTGACAACCGCCACCCCTCTGCGCCTGCGTATATCGCTTCGTTTGCCCGAATACGACGGAAATCCTGCCTTGTGGATATTCCATTCCCCTTTTCGATCAGGTAATAATGACTTATCGGATACGGTGCAGTTTTCGCCAAACGGATGCCATTTGTGATCTGTTTATCTGTCCGCAATTTGGCCGGCGTCTGAATTTGCAGCCCCTCATACGGCATAAGGCGGCCATCCATCAGTAGGAATAGCTGGTCTCCGCCAACCCAGCACCACTTATCGAAGAGTTTCTGAATCTGTCCAAAGTCCATTCCGGGACGTTGCCGGGCATCCGCTTGATCCCACCAGAAATTATTAAACCAGTCCGTTGCCTCCTGATTAAATGCTTTCGAGTCATCGTTTGGTTTACCATCGGGCCCGGTTGTTACGGCTGTCGGCCTAGACTCCCCGAGATAGGTTGCAGAGACATCAACAATGCTTCGGGTAAGCGGGTCGTTGCGGTAAAGCTGCATTGCATTGGCGATCATTGAGCGATACGTGTGGGATGCAGCCCTATCCTCTGATGCTGTTGCGTTCCACGGTGGTTCGCCTCGGTTACGCCCGTAGATACCGCCATAATATCCGCCTGATCCGGTAGAGTAAGCACTGGACATCTGCCCCACCATTTTCAGATTGTGCTGGTGGACAGCTCTGTTATACGCCCAGCCCGGCGCGAGCTTTTGGATAACTTTGTCGAGTATTGTATCAGCCATTGTTTGTTACCCCAGACAAATCCCAGTAAGACACAGCGTCCTCTCCGATAGTGGCAACGGTGACGCCTCCAAGGTTGCAAACGGTGACAAATTTATGCCAGTGCTTATCAGCAGCATCTTGCGCTTCTGCCAGTTTTCTTTTGGTCCCAGAAAAGCCTATGCCGGTAGAGTAGTTTGTCATTCCGGATGCATTGATGTTGATGATAATACGTCGTGCCTCGCAGTAGAGATCCATCTCATGTTCTGCTTCTTTTTGAAGTAAAGATTGAGTTCTGTCGTTGTCGTGTCTGATTTCGTCAACGTACTGTATGAGAATGTCCCGGATTTCGTCGATCTGCTTTTCCTGCGAATATGTCGCCACAATTTTCTCCTGTTTGAGAATCTAAAGCTATATTTTCGCAATGTTGCAACATTGTCAATATTTTTTCAAATAATTTTCATTGAATCGAATCGTAAAACCGCGCCAGTGCCAACTGCATCGCTTCACAGTCAAACATGTGATCGTCTGGGTGCCCCTTTTTGCGAATCCATTCGCCATCAACCTTGTGAGTGCTTAATACCTGCCGGACATAAGGCCGCCCCGGAAATTTAGGAACATGCCAGCCAAATTGAGTTTCCCCACGCAATGCAGCCATCAGCTTCCCGCGGAAAACATCAACAGACCAAGTAAGCATGGAAAATGTCTCTCCTCTGCTGCTTTTCTGGCCTTTGCGCCCTTCTCGAGGGTCTAAGTTTTCCCTCAAATATAAGTCCTGTTTCAGATTGTCATCCCCCATAAGGGCAAGAAAGCCGGTTTCGGTACAAAAATCCGCCGTCTCCCCGTAACGGCCTTCGTAGCCAATATCCACACCCCCAGCAGACGGCTGTATTGCCTCAACAAGGTGCATTAAGTCCGGGAAGCTGGCAACATTGCCCCATTCTTCAAGTCCGGATTCTGTTCTGTCCCCAGAAACAACCCACCACCGTGCGATCCAATATAAATGATATTTCTGAACATCGACAGTCATTAACAATCCTTTGATTGAATTATCCGAAATAATTATCTGTGGCTCGCCCTGCGAGTCAGTAGCCTCCCAGAATTTACCGCCCCGCGCGTAGTTCAATTCCCGGCTTCGCAAGCTGTTGTCCTGCACGGTATCGCTATTTGGCATATCGCCAGTATCGGCCCAATTTTCAAAAAAATAGGCTCGCAATGATGTGTTCCCGCGTATTTTGCTAGTCAGAAATCTGTACGCGAGCGTCCCAAAATCGCCGTCAGGAAACGGCACCATCGGCCCGGTAACCCAAATGCCGTGTATTCGTTCATCTGCATCTGGATTTTGTGGCACCCATTTGCCAGTGCGGTTCACGGTCATCCTGTCGTTGTTTTCAATTCGTGTTCCGTCTGGCGTCTTGTAATATGCTTGCCTCCGTACCTCTTTAAGGTTCCAGTCTCCCGTCTCCGCGTCGCGTAAACTATCAGGCCAGCGCAAGCCTCCAAAAGTCCATGTAAACAAGTTGCCGGTTTTGGGGTCTGGCATCATCCATAGGCATCTATCCGTTTGTTCGTATTCAAGGATCACCGGGTCACCGTCAGGGTGCCGCCCTTCTGGATCAGGGCTTGAAAGCCCCACGATTTTATGAAAAGCATATGTTCCAGCGCGTTTTCGCAGCATATCGGGTGCACTTGCCTTCCAGGTGGAAAATTCGTCTCCCACAATTAAGCTCCAGCCGTCCTGCTTAAAGGCTCCCCGCGCATTGGGCCACGCAACGCGCAAATCCATGCCCGGAAAGCGAATATCATGCTCTGTCACTCGCGCACGTTTGTACTCTGCATCTGCCGCAGGACATAACTTCATGCCGCGCTTAATACGGTTCTCCATAAACCGCTCTGTTGTAAGCTGGTTGGCTGTCAAATAATAGGTTGGCTGGTTTTTCTCCACAATCACTCGCCGCATAAAAGCCAGCACATATTCGGTTGCGGCAGCCCGGCTACATTTGCGTATCCATATTTCCCGCGTCGTGTAATCGTCCAGCCAATCCAGCACCTGCCGCATATAAATCGCATAATCGGGATCGAACGGTGCATGTCTAGGCGTGTCGTAGTTCGGCACGCGGGCAAAATCTATGTTGCGGGCCGCCCATTCCGAAGTGCTGATCCGGGGGGATGGCTGGTACTGCCGCTTTAAATATTCCGCACTTTCTTTTTGCATGTTTAGTCGCTCATTGCGTTTACCAACCTTAACCGCACATCATCATAAGTTTTTTCCGCCCATTCTTGTAATCGTGGATCACGGCACTCACTTGCTACCTTTTGAATCCAGTTGCGCAACGGGCCTTTTACCAGCTCCGCATGCTCGGATAGTACGGTATGATGTTCTTCAATCGTAATTACTTTTCCCTGCTCTTGCAATCGCCGGTTGCGTAAAATCAATATCTCTTCTTGCAGTTTTTCCCGCTTTAAATCGGTGAGCGGGCCTGCGGTCTGTTGCTTTTTGCGTTCCTGAATTTCGCTCATCACATCCGCCACCGGCCACCCGTTGCTTGTCCGCATGTGGTCGAGCTTGCTCAACCACTGATAAGACTTTCTTTCGCTCAACTGAAATTTGTCTTGTATCCAGTTCCGCATTTTGCTGTTAGATTTTGTGTGCTTCGGGTAGTTGTCCTCTTTTATGTTAACTTCTTCCCCTGCCGCTTTTGCTTCTTTAAGCAGTTCGCGTTCTTGTTTTGTCAACACCTTCCCGGTTTTCAGCTTTTTCAGGATGTTTTGTATTTCCTGCTGCTGTATTTTTTCGTACACGTCCTGCGGAATTTTTTTCATTGGCTTAACCTTTCCGTATCTCGATGTCAGGAAACGCATCCTGCATGCGTTGCAGTATTACGGCGCAATATCCGGGGTCAATCTCTATCCCGTAGCACTTGCGCCCGAGGTTCTGAGCGGCGACCATCGTTGTGCCTGAACCTAAAAACATATCAACGAACACGGCACCAGATTCAGAATAATGTTTGATAAAAGCAGATGGCAATTCAACTTTTTTCATGTGTTTGTGCGGCTCTTTGTCGCTATGTAGCTTCGCGCACTCAATTAAAGTGGAAAACCCATCCTTACAGTTTTGAAAGTTTGCTTTCTCGTTATTCCGTAATTCTAATACAAAATCAACCCTCGACATCGGCGCAGCGTTGGAAACTAAATACGCCCGTCTGAAATCAACTGCAAAAAGCCGTACGAAATGCTGTGAGTATTGCGCGCCCGCATCAATAATTGGCCGTTCTGAATTACATATAAAATGATGACCTTTGAATGTATCAATCAAATTAGCAATCCACGACACATCGGTTAAGTCAAAAGGCGGGTCAGAAAATGATCCTGCATTAACGACTCCGCCCGCAAGTCTCTTAACGTCTGCTGCATTCGTCGCGTCCCCGCACAGCAACCGGTGCTCACCGAGCAGCCACAGGTCGCCCGGCTTAACCTTCCACTTTTCGTTCAGTTCTTCGGCACGGTCAACCTGCGGTTCCGCGTCTGCGTCGTCTGCGTCGCCAAAGTCAACATCAAAGCACTGCAACTCATTTTCGTCAAACCCCCAGTCGGTCAACTCGTCAACGTCGAAATCATTCGCCAGCAAATCCCAGTCCCATTCGCCGGAGTTGCGGTTCAACCGGATGTTTAGCTCCCGCTCTTTGTCTCGGTCAAGCTCCACCTCGACCGTCGCGATCGTTTTGTTGCCAAGGGCCTGCCAGCATCGCAGCCGCATATGCCCGCCCACAACAATGTTGTTCCGCTCCGGGTGCCGGTTGACAATGATCGGGTCAACCATGCCGAACCGCTTCAGGCTGTCGGTCAAGTCCTGCTGTTGCTTTTCGGTTAATTGACGCGGGTTGTATTCCGCCGCAATCAGTTCTGATATGTTGCGTTTGACTACTTTCATTGTTCCTCCATAACTGTATACATATTGGTATTTTGCTGACTGACCCTTGCATTTTTATCATTTTTGCGAAAATTGCAATAGTGATGATACC